TTTGGAACAATCACTAATATGTATGCATTTTTAAGAGGAGATCTTCGTAAAAGTATTCTAATTTATGGGTATTCAAAAGCCAATTATGGTAAAGAGACAACGAAACAAATGGATACTTGGCTTGATGCTGTAAGGAATTTAAGAAATGTATGCGCACACCATACTCGACTAATTGGTAGGACATCGTCAGTTGTGCTATTGGATTCTGAAGATGCCCAAGGTATTTTGCAAAGTGATACGGATTTATTTTCCAGAATATACGCGCTAAAAAAGATTTTAAATCCTGCAGATAGTGAGAAACTGAAAAATGAATTAATAAAAATTATTGATAAAGCGAAATTTGATGTTTATCAGTTTGGTATTATCCCCAAAGGATGGGATCAGTTATTTGATAGTATAAAAATTTTATAGTTTAATATATTAATAATATACCACTGGAAGGCTCGGGTAATGCCTGAAACCAAATATTCCATTTGTGGGAGGAGTAAGCCAATTTAGGTTGCTCCTTACTAATAAATGCAAAGCATCTATTTTAGTAGGTGCTTTTTTTATGCCGCTTTATTGGAGGTAAGAAAATGTATATACCTATTGCTTCAAGGCTTTTCAAATCGAGGGACAAGCCAGAAAACAGCCTAACAGGAAGCTATTACACCTTTCTATTTGGTAGCACGACCAGCGGAAAGCCTGTCACAGAAAGTACAGCGATGCAAATGACTGCGGTGTACTCCTGTGTAAGGATACTTTCAGAGGCTGTTGCGGGACTGCCACTTCACCTTTATCGATACAACGCTTCCGGAGGCAAGGAAAAAGCGGTCAATCATCCTCTCTATTTCCTGCTTCACAATGAACCAAACCCTGAGATGACTTCATTTTCGTTTCGAGAAACGCTGATGAGTCATCTTTTATTATGGGGAAATGCTTATGCCCAAATCATTCGAAATGGACGGGGAGAAGTGATGGCGCTGTATCCGCTCATGCCTAACCGTATGACAGTCGACCGGGATCCTGCCGGTAGGCTGTGCTATCTATACTCCCGGACATCGGAAGATGCGCCAACGTTAAGCAGCAGATTAAGCCAGGTGGTTCTTAACCCTTCCGATGTCCTTCATATTCCAGGGTTGGGGTTTGACGGATTGGTTGGATATTCTCCAATTGCGATGGCCAAGAATGCCATCGGGATGGCGATTGCATGTGAAGAGTATGGAGCGAAGTTCTTTGCCAATGGCGCTGCTCCCGGCGGGGTTTTGGAGCATCCGGGTGTGGTAAAAGATCCTGCAAAAGTGCGAGAAAGCTGGAATTCGGTCTACCAGGGCAGCGGCAATTCTCATCGGGTGGCGGTGCTTGAGGAAGGCATGAAGTATCAGCCAATCGGTATTTCGCCGGAGCAGGCACAGTTCTTAGAAACACGCAAGTTTCAAATTAATGAGATTGCACGAATTTATCGGATTCCTCCACACATGATAGGTGATCTTGAGAAATCAAGTTTTTCCAACATTGAGCAACAGTCGCTGGAATTTGTGAAATACACACTTGATCCGTGGGTGGTGCGTTGGGAACAGACGATGCAGCGAGTACTTTTTACGAGTGCGGAAAAAAGAGAGCATTTCATCAAGTTCAATGTAGATGGACTTCTTCGCGGCGACTATGTGAGCCGTATGAGCGGGTATGCCACAGGAAGACAAAACGGATGGCTCTCAACCAATGACATTCGCGAACTGGAAGATCTTGACCGAATCTCTACTGAGCTTGGTGGTGATCTATACCTTGTAAACGGCAACATGACAAAGCTCTCGGATGCAGGAGCCTTTGCCAATACAACAATAAAAAAGGAGGAAGACAACGTTGAAAGCAAAGATTCAAAACCAAAACCCAAAGAACACTCCACGTCTAATCCCAAAGCCTAAGACGCAGCGCTTCTGGGACTGGGTCAGCAACGAGGACGAAACCCGCACCTTGTTTTTAAACGGGGCGATTGCAGAAGAGAGTTGGTTTGACGATGATGTCACCCCGGCTCTTTTTCGTTCCGAGCTACTAAGCGGGACCGGCGACATTGTGGTCTGGATCAATTCGCCGGGAGGTGACTGCATTGCAGCAGCTCAGATCTACAACATGCTCATGGACTATAAGGGGAATGTGACCGTTAAAATCGATGGCATTGCAGCGAGTGCAGCGTCTGTCGTTGCAATGGCTGGAACCAAAGTCTTGATGTCTCCTGCCTCGCTTCTGATGGTGCATAATCCGCTCACCATTGCGATCGGTGACAGCGAGGAGATGCGAAAAGCCATCGCGATGCTTGATGAAGTAAAGGAAAGCATCATTAACGCCTACGAGATCAAGACCGGCATGTCAAGGACAAGACTCGCCCATCTCATGGATGCAGAGACCTGGCTAAATGCCAACAAAGCCATGGAGTACGGCTTCGCTGACGGCATCTTATTTAAAGACAGCACAGAGGTCTCCGATGCTGTGCTGCAGGACGGATTTCTCTTTAGCAGACGTGCGGTCACCAATTCACTTATAAGCAAGATCAACCAGAAACTGCCGCCTGAGAAAACAGGCAAACCCGTTACCGATTTCGACAAGAGATTAGATCTACTTAAGATTTAGGAGGAGTAAATATGAACAAGATTTTAGAATTGCGTGAGAAGAGAGCCAAAGCTTGGGAGGCCGCGAAGGCATTTTTGGACACCAAGCGCGGTGCGGACGGCCTAATGTCGGAAGAAGACATAGCCACCTACGAAAAGATGGAAACCGATGTTGTAAATCTCGGAAAAGAAATCGATCGCTTGGAAAGGCAGCGAGCCCTGGACAACGAGCTATCAAAACCGGTCAATGCACCACTAACAGATAAACCTTCGGTCCCTTCTGCTGAAACCAAAAAAGGCAGAGCCAGTGACGAGTATAAGCAGGTGTTTTGGAATGCGATGCGCAACAAAGGTAGTTATGAGATGCGAAACGCCCTGGAGGTAGGCACGGATTCAGAAGGCGGATACCTTGTACCAGAGGAATTCGAACGAACCTTGATCGAAGCGCTCTTAGAAGAAAACATCTTTCGAAGCATCGCAAAAGTCATCAATACTTCCTCGGTCGACCGGAAGATTCCCGTGGTCGCCTCAAAGGGAACAGCGTCATGGGTTGACGAAGAGGGTGAGATCCCCGAATCTGACGATGCTTTCGGCCAAGTTTCGATTGGAGCCTATAAACTAGCTACAATGATCAAAGTCTCCGAAGAGCTATTAAACGATAGCGTCTTCAATTTGGAAAGCTATATCGCAAAGGAATTTGCAAGACGCATTGGGGCTAAGGAAGAAGAGGCCTTTTTCATCGGGGACGGTACAGGAAAACCAACCGGGATCTTCCATACGACGGGGGGAGCGCAACTGGGTACTACTACAGCATCTGCCACTGCACTTACGGTTGATGAGGTTATGGACCTATTCTATAGCTTAAAGTCCCCGTACAGGAAAAACGCCATCTTTGTAATGAATGACGCAACTGTTAAGGTTATCCGAAAACTAAAAGACGGAAATGGCCAGTACATATGGCAGCCTTCGCTCACGGCGAGTCAGCCGGACATGATCCTAAATCGACCGGTCAAGACTTCATCTTATGTGCCGACCATCGAAGCTGCCGCAAAGACCATCGCCTTTGGCGACTTTGGATACTACTGGGTGGCTGATCGTCAAGGCAGAGCGTTTAAACGACTGAACGAACTATTCGCAGCGACGGGGCAGGTAGGGTTTATGGCAACCCAGAGAGTCGACGGAAAGCTAATCCTTTCCGAAGCCATTAAAGTCCTGCAGCAGAAAGCGTAGGTGAGCCTTGATGAGTAACGTAAAAAATTACACCGAGCAAGGCGGAGAGAAGACCGTCATCGGAGGAACGCTTGCAATCGAGGAGGGCGGCCAGATCACTGGGCTGCCCTCTGCTGAATTTCAAGCAGATAGCACTGCAAGTACAATTGCGGGGCTAGTGGTTGACTTTAATGCTCTGCTTGCCAAGCTCAAGGCAGCAGGGTTGATGGCAACGGAATAATAACGGGGAGGTGGGTGCGTTGATCGTCACACTTGAAAACACAAAAGCATGGTTAAGAGTCGAGTCAACTGACGAAGATGCGCTCATCGAGAGCCTGATAATGGCTGCGGAGGATATTGTAGCAGGTATCCTCCGTTTTCCTTTAACCGATTTTACTATCGACGTTCCAGAGCCGGTCAAGCATGCCATCTATTTTGCTGTTTCTAAGTTATATGAGGAGAGAAATGAGCTAAATAGTGGCGAAATGACCGACGTTTTAAAGGCACTTCTGTTTACTTACCGAAAGGTGGAGTGGTGAAAAACGAGAAATTATGTAAGACGGGAGTATAAATTCAATTATGTAATAAATAATATTAATTACATATTGACAAATGGACGCACATAATGTATTTTCTAGTTAAGAGCTGAACTTAATGTGAGAAAAGAGGTGCGCCCATGGAAAAAGAAGTGATTGGATATTGCCCCGTGTGTAATGACAGGCTGATCGTCACTAAACTAACCTGCAATTCTTGTAATCTGGATTTGACGGGAGATTTTCATCTACCCAAGTTTTCTTACTTAACAAAAGACGAGCAAGCATTTATCTACTTGTTTCTTCAAAGTGAAGGGAGTTTTAAAGACGTGCAGACGAAATTAGGGATCACTTATTTGAAAGCAAAGCAAATTCTTTCCGAGATCCTGGTTAAACTTTCCCTTAAAGAGGAGCGAGAAGAACCGGCGAATATGAAACAACACCCTGAAGGCGTAGAATCTATGCCGATCAAAGAGAGTGATCATTTCGTCGTCAAACGCATCAAAGATAAGCTAAATGAACATGGTGGAACAGCCATCATCCCTTTGATTTCGGCAGGCAAAGAAATGAACATATGGTTCGATCCCAAAGGGAACGGCCTAGAGTGTGACAAGATACCAGTCGATGATCAACTCACATGGGAAGTCTTTATTGCAACCTATAACATCGCAGTCGCCCAAGATGGGGAACTCTACAAAGGATACGCCAGAATGGGAAAACTGGGAAGTGACAAACTCCCGATCGATTCTCTAGAAGGATATATTGCACATGAAGTCCATGGTGTGAAAATGGGTGAATCGGCCTATAGTCCCGGATTTGTGATTGCTGCTATCCTAGACTGGGCGGGGATCGTTATCAACGAGAGAGGATCTATGCTAAAGGTTGTTGATAAAAACGTTTTTGTTGAATCCTATCAGGACGCTCTCGATAATGCAGAAACATTTCTTAAAGGATTAGATTCTGCAGAAGAAATCAAAGCAAGGCTAAGCGCCTTTCGGCATTGGTACTATTTTAAAGAGCTTGATGGTTTCGCGCCAAGCAAATTTATCGGTTATAAGCAAATGGATATAAAAGCATACCAGGCAAGCTTCAGTGACAAACTTGATGGTCGTGCCACCGAAAATGTTTTGCCTCGATTTTTTACAACAGCAGATGGTACAAATTATCACGAGCTTTATGGAAAACTTGAACGTTTCCTTGCAAAGTATCAGAAAGATCCCAATGCTTTGACGCAGATTCACATAGCAAAATAAGCTGCTTAAAAGAAACACTCCGAAAGGGGTGTTTTCTTATAGAACCCCGGGAACCGAACATCAATCTTCGCGTTCCCTTTTTATTTGGGAGGAAGGGAATGAAGATTGGAACACTCAGGCATCGCGTCAAGATCCAGACATATACTGCTTTCAGAGATAGCTTTGGAGCAGAGGAACCCGAATGGACGGATGTAGCGACGGTCTGGGCAAGCGTTACACCAATTTCAGGTAAAGAGTATTTTGCATCTGCTCAACTCAATGCCGAACTAACGACAAAAATCACCATGCGATACCTTTGTGGGGTCACACCAAAGATGCGAGTGCTGTTTGATGAGCGTATCTTTGAAATTGTTTCAGTCATCAACTACGAGGAGCGGAATGTGGAGCTTAATCTACTGTGCAAGGAGAGCGTTTTCGATGGCTAAACGAGTGCGAGTAAAGAAGCTGAAAACCTACATCGAAGGAATGGATGAAGTCATCAAGCTGGTGCAGGAGATGGAGGACGCAGCGGCAGATGCGCTCGACGAAGCTTGCAAAGAAGGTGCAGAGCTTGTGCTGTCCGAAGCAAAACAAAAGGTGCCGGTCGATACCGGAACGCTCAGAAACAGTTTGATATTAAAAAAGAGCAAGACCAAAAATCCAAACATTAAAAGCGAGTACTACGTGACAAAGAAAAGCGGTGCTGAACATTTTGCGCCGGTGGAGCTTGGTACTTCAAAAATGAAAGCGCAACCCTTTTTAAGACCCGCCATCGATGAGAACAAAATTGGCATTGCAAAAAGGGTGAACGATGCGATGTTAAGGGCAATCGGGAGGATACCTTGATGAGGCTGGAAGAAGCATTAAGCAGCTATTTGCAACCAAAGTTAAACCATGCACTGTATCCGTTTCTACTACCGCAAAAGTGCAACCTTCCGGCAGTCGTTTACTTCCCGGTTTCGGTAGAGCGACTGCACAGCCTCATAAAGGACACCAGTTTTGTCAAGCAGCGACTGCAGTTTACCTCTTTCGGCAAGACCTATAATGCAACTTTGGATACGGCGAACAGTATCCAAAAAGAGCTGCAAGACTTTTCTGGGCAAATGAATGGCCTTGCCATTGGAAGTGTCTTGCTCATGGAAGAATCAGCAAACTATGAGTCGGATACGGGACTATACGTAGTAACATTGGAATTTGAATTTCAATTTGAGGAGGAGTAACGATGGCGATAGCAGGAAAAAGCGGAAAATTGGGACTGGATGCCAGCACCGTTGTTGATGTCAGCAGCTGGTCGCTTGAACTGGGGGCCGATACCTTGGAGGTAACTGCCCTTGGCGATGACTGGAAAAGGTTTATTGCAGGGCTTAAGGAATGGTCCGCTTCGGCTGAGGGGTTTTACTCGGTGCACAGCGATGCAACCGGCCAAAAGTCACTGCAGGATGCATATCTTGGTAGTACAGAGGTCTCCTTAAAACTCTACGTGAGTGCAACAAACTACTATTCCGGAAACGCCTATATTTCCGGACTATCCGTGGAAGATCCCGTTGATGATACCGTGAGCATTTCCTTTGAATTTCAGGGAACTGGTCCGCTGACCTACAACTAAGGTGGTGATGAGTTATGGCAATTGCAGGTAAGGTGGGCGCGGTGTTTCTTCAGACCGAAGAGTCTCCGGAGACCTTCGTCAAGGAACCAGCGACAGGAAATGTCGAAAGAACAATCTACACCATAGAAAATGAGTCGTATCGATACTTGGACAAACACTCAACTTTCTCGGTGTACGTCAATGACATAGCAGTAACCACCGGATATGAAGTCGAACACCTTGGTGGTGCTGTCCGGTTTTCTTCCCCACTTGATTTGGGAGACGAGGTAACGATAAGCGGTAATAGAATCAACGTGGAGCAAGCCGGCGGGTTTTTTAACTGGAGTGCGGAACTCTCGGCAGATACTTCTGATGTAACTACCTTCGAAAGCCAAGGCTGGAAGGAGAATCTGCCAACCATCAACGGTTTTTCCGCATCCGCTGAAAGCTACTGGGCAGATGAACAATTGTCAAAGAGGCTTGGTCAAGAAGTGATTGTGGCACTTTATCTTGATACCGGAGTAAACAAGAAACGGTATGAGGGGTATGCGGTCATTTCTGGCGACGGCATCGAATTGTCGGTGGAGGATGTGGTAAGCGAGAACATTACATTTGAAGGTAGCGGCATACTTACCTACAGAGAGGATTAGAACCATGAAGCAAGGAATTACGATAGTACTCGATAGACCAAG